GGGCAGTATCCTCCACCCATTTCTTGCAGTTGTTCTTTGGCCTCAGATATTCCTTAGAACGCTTGCCAGCTACGCAGATTACTATATCGGGCATTGCATCTACATAGAACAGACAGGTTTCACAAGTATGTTCCATTTCAGTAGTCCTTTATATTTTCCCCATTGCTTTCTTAAAACGTTCCACAAACTCATCAGCACTCAGCCCTATACTCTCATCATAGCGATGGAGATTGGCTGATAGCCATTCAGTAGCCTTGATGAGCCACTTATC